ATCTAAGACTCGGTGAGTTGGTTAACAAGGTTTACGGTGTCGATGGTGTTGTTAAGATGCCTAGTCAAAAAGTTATCAGTTTCATGGATAGAGTATGTGAAGATAAACTGCAACCATTTATTGACAAGTCGTATGAAGAACTTGCCGTATATGTACACGCATATCAACAGAAGATGCAAATGAAGCGTGAGGGTCTATCAGATAAGGGTGTCTGGACTGCCAAGAAACGATATATCTTGAATGTATATAACAATGAAGGTGTACAATACTCAGAACCACACATGAAGGTGATGGGATTGGAAATGATTAAATCTTCCACACCATCGGCTATCCGTGAGAAGATGCGTTTGGCTATTAAGTTGATGATGAATGGTACTGAAGATGATGTTCAGAAGTTTATTGCAGATTTCAGGCAAGAGTTTAAGAAGTTGCCGCCGGAAGAAATCTCTTTTCCTCGGGGATTAAATGGTTTACGCACATATTCTGATCCGATAATGTTGTATAAAAAAGGTACACCAATCCATGTGCGAGGTGCCATTTTGTACAATCACAATCTGACACTACTAGGTTTGACTAAGAAGTACCAACTTATACAAGAGGGTGAGAAGTTAAAGTTCACCTATCTAAAAGTACCAAACCATTTCAAAGAAGATGTGATTTCTTTCCCATCTCGGATACCAAAAGAGTTTGGGCTTGACAACTACATCAATTATGATTTACAATTCGATAAGGCATTTCTGGAACCAATCAGTGTAATTTTGAGAAGTATGAATTGGTCGGCAGAAAAAACAAGTTCACTGGATGATTTCTTTGGTTGACAAAAAAAAAGAACCTAAGTATAATTGTAGTGATTAATATATGTTCGTGAAAAGGTAAAACAAATGAGTATTCTTGACAAAATCAAAAAAAACAGCAGCATCAAAGATTCTGCTATCTTATCCAAATCAAAGTTCTTTAATGCAAAAGACATGATTTCAACAGCGGTGCCAATCATCAATGTGGCACTCTCTGGTAAATTGGATGGTGGATTAACTCCTGGCCTTACAATGTGGGCGGGTCCATCCAAACACTTTAAGACTGCATTCTCATTATTGATGGCAAAATCTTATCTGGACAAATATCCAGATGCAGCATTGTTATTCTATGATTCTGAGTTTGGTACACCACAGAGTTACTTTGATTCTTTTGGTATTGACACCAATAGAGTTCTACACACACCATTGACTGACATTGAACAATTAAAGTTTGATGTGATGGCACAATTAACACAATTGGAACGCGGTGAACATTTGATTATCGTAATCGATTCGATTGGTAATTTGGCATCAAAGAAAGAAGTTGATGATGCTTTGGATGGAAAGTCTGTCGCTGATATGTCACGCGCCAAACAAGTCAAGTCACTGTTCCGTATGATTACTCCTCACCTGTCACTCAAAGACATTCCAATGGTTGTCGTTAATCACACATACAAAGAAATTGGTTTGTATCCGAAAGATATTGTTGGCGGCGGCACCGGTTCTTATTATTCAGCTGATAACATTTTCATCATTGGTCGCCAGCAAGAAAAAGAAGGCACCGAAGTTATTGGTTACAATTTTATTATCAATGTAGAGAAATCCCGATATGTTAAAGAAAAATCTAAAATACCTGTTTCTGTATCTTACGATGGTGGCATTAGTACTTGGTCTGGTCTACTCGACCTTGCGATTGAATCCAAGCATGTGGTTAAACCAAGCAATGGTTGGTACTCTCAAGTAAATGTGGAAACTGGTGAAGTCGAAGACAAGAAGTACAGAGAAAAAGATACCGATACAAAAGAATTCTGGATGCCGATTTTGAAACAAAAATCTTTCCGTGATTTCATTGAAGACAAGTACACCGTTTCTTCTGGTAGCATCATGGAATCGGACATCGATCAGACTTTTGATGTTGCAACGATGACAGGAGAGTAATATGGATGAAGGTGTTGATTATTGTTTCATCTATCCTAAAGATGATAAGACTACGGTAAACATTAAACTCCTACAAGGACCATACAAAGATACCATATTCAAATATGGCAAAGTAAAGTTCAAGGAAGAAAATGACCAGGTCTATTTACTTTTTGCTTATGATGTGTTAGAATCCAATGTTGGCAAGCCATCAAAACTTGAAAAAGATGATGACTTTAAGAATTACATCGGCGACCTATTGGTGGAGTTAATGTCTTCCAATATTGAACAGGAAATTATTGATGAAGCTGGAACAAACAATTTTAAAGAATCTGATTTATGATGAAGAGTACCTGCGAAAGGTACTTCCATTTTTAAAGCCAGATTATTTTACGGATAAAGTTGATAGAACGATTTATAATGAGATCGCTGCTTTCACAGACAAATACAATTCATCACCAACAATTGAAGCACTAAAACTAGCCGTCAAAGAAAAACGAACACTCTCAGAAGATGAAGTTGAAGGTTGTGATGCATCTCTCAAAGATATCGAACAGTCTAAAAACGAATTATCTAAAATTGAATGGCTCGTAGATAAAACAGAACAGTTCTGTCAGGAAAAAGCAATATATAATGCTGTGTTAGGTTCAATTTCAATCCTTGACGGCAAAGATAAAGTCAATGATAAGGGTTCTATCCCAAAAATCCTATCTGATGCATTGGCAATCAGTTTTGACAATTCAGTAGGTCACGATTATTTGGAGAACACGGATGAACGATATGAATTCTACCACAGAAAAGAAGAACGAATCCCTTTTGATTTGGATTTCTTTAACAAGATTACAAAAGGTGGTCTACCTACTAAAACGCTTAATATCGCTCTTGCCGGAACTGGCGTTGGAAAAAGTCTATTCATGTGTCATGTGGCTGCAGGTGCAATGGTGCAAGGCCGCAATGTACTGTACATCACTATGGAAATGGCTGAAGAACGGATTGCGGAAAGGATAGATGCAAATCTATTGAATGTTACTGTTGACGATCTTGTCAATTTATCTAAAGATATGTATGACAAAAAACTCACGAAACTGCGTGAGAAGACCGTTGGTAAACTTATTATCAAAGAATACCCAACGGCCTCAGCTAGTGCTACACATTTTAGGACATTATTGAATGAACTCAATCTTAAAAAATCTTTTGTTCCTGATATCATTTTTATTGATTACCTTAACATTTGTTGTAGTTCTAGGGTTAAGGCTGGAGCAAATGTCAACAGCTACACCTATGTCAAATCAATTGCCGAAGAATTGCGAGGTCTTGCAGTTGAATTCGGAGTACCAATTGTTTCTGCTACACAAACAACTCGGGGAGGTTTCTCAAGTTCAGACCCCGGACTCGAAGACACTAGTGAGTCTTTTGGTTTGCCAGCAACAGCAGACTTGATGTTTGCTCTCATTTCATCAGAAGAGTTAGAAGAAATGGGACAGATCATGGTGAAACAATTGAAGAATCGATATAATGATCCAACATATTACAAACGATTCACCCTCGGCATTGACAGGTCGAAAATGAGATTGTATGATGTGGAACAATCAGCACAAAATGATATTACCGATTCAGGCAAAGACAAACCACTAAACACATTTGGTGACCGTGAAAAGTCACAGAAGAAAAGTTTTTCAGGATTTAAAGTATGAACTTAACAAAGGTTGAAGCACTACATTGTGCATCTGTTTTTGAAAATTATTTTGGGAGTTTTAATAGTGTCGATGAATACATGCGTGACCAGAAACTGGCATCTCTTGATGACCTATCTTCAAATCCTCTCTTCCCTTTAGAAGATGATTTATTTTCAGACTTCACCGTGCATCCAAAAGATATGGATTTTGAAGTATTGGAAATACCACAAGAGAAGTGGGAAAACCTATTAAACATTACCAGTTCACACATTAACATTTCACCAGTTGGTCGTCAAATAAGATTGGCTGTGTTAGAAAAGAATACAGGAAAGATTGTAGGATTCATTAGACTAGGTTCACCCGTAATCAATATGAGGCCACGCAATGAAATGCTTGGACAAGTGTTTACACAGAAACCGGAATGGTCCAAACGATTCAATGGGTCTGCAATGATGGGTTT